TCTCATCGTCTTTGTTCATTCTTGTTAATTTATCGACTCTGTAACCAACTGAAATGTTCATTCGTATACCATCAGCTACATCTTCAAATACTTCACGAGCTAAAGCAGATTTACCAAATCTAACTACAGCAGTTGTCCTTTTTGCTGTCTCATCTAATTTGAATTCTTCAATTACACCAATTTGTTTTTCCATATTATGGTCTAACAAAAGTGGGGCACGTCCCGAATTTATAAACTCCATGTTTATATCTTCAGCAGAATGTCCTAGCACTTCCATGCCAAAACTACGTTCTACAGGTTCTTCACTAGAAACGCCTATACGAACTATTCTCTTTTCTTCGTCAAGATAAGAATGTTTGGATAGATCAATAGTCCTAAATTTCATAGGCATATCAATTACTTTCCTCTCTTCTTCACTTGATTCATCCATAGAGACTTCATCAGTTGCTTCTAATTCTTCACCTTCATGTTCTACATCCTCATGCTTCTCAAATTCAACAATAACAGTATTGTCAGTTTCAGTAACATTAAGGATGTGTCTATCTTCTTTATTCATAGATTTCTCCTCTTCATTTGTTAATAAAGGATGTTTTTCTAACCCTTTCAAGTCAAAACTTTTTTCATTTTTCATTTGATTGACCAATTTTCTTGACCAACTAAATCCTGCATCTCCACCCCATAATGCCCAAGCTATTCTTCCGTTTGAAGGATAGCCTTCTTCACCTTGTTTAAATCCTTCGGCTTGTTTGTCTACCTCATGCCTACTAAAGAAGCTATACATTCTTTTTACAGTATCATCAGATAGATTTTCACCAGCAACTATTTGTCTTGCTCTTACAGCACCAACCCTAGTGCCACCCCTACCATGCTCTTCACGCCAATCTAAACCTCTCTGAGCTTCTTCTTTCATACCCTGATTAGGATTACTCATCTTCCTGATCTCCGCCTTGTATATTAGCTTCTACTGGCAATTTTTGACCAAATGGTTGATATGCTAGTTCTATTCCATACTGTTTAGCTAGTTCAATCTCTTTTTGATGTTGTTCAAATAGCTCTTCTGTGTCTCTTCCATAAGCAGCAGCTATATCTGAGTAGCTTATTGTTCCATTTTGTAAACCAAGTACGTTTGACTGCATTTCTTTTAAAGGGTCAATCCAAGCAAAACTTCTTGGTATAAAGTTGACTGAGTTAGAGAATTTATCAAACTTACCTATTGGTAGATTAATACGACCTGTAGATATTGCCATCTCTAACCAAGATTGAAATATTGGGTTTACAAAATGCTCAATTGTAAATTGTTGATATATCTGATACATGCTTCTATCTTCTAAAGCACCTTGCCTTATTGAGCTGTAATTAACTGAAGTTAAGTCATTAGATAATGAGTGATAAGAAATATTTAAACCTGATGCAATACTTCTCAAAACACTGGTTGTAAATGAATCAAAAGCAGATGTTGGGTGAGTGGGGTCAAAGCTGCGAAAATCCATTCCCGCTGGTAGTTGTTCAAATACACCAGCCTGTGCGTTCATTGTTGGATTAAAGGTATCTTCATATTCACCATCACCAACATAACCATCACCATCAGGTGAAGTAAAGAAACCCATTTTAGATGCACCAACTCTAGCTGCAACAATCTCTGCTTCTAAGTAACCATTTAACATCTTCACATTAGCCATTGATGTAGCAATTAAAGAAACACCCCTAGTTTGTTCTGCTCTAGTAGGTAAGTAAGCATGGATAATTTCATCTGCTGGAACTCTAATGTGTTGATTTTGACTTGCGTAAGTTCTATCGTATGGATGATCTTTGTAAAGATGATATGCCACTGGCTTGTCGTACTTATCTACCTCTACACCCATCTTAATACGATTCCCAGTAGCTTTATACACATCATTTTTATTTTCATCTAAATGATCTGCTTCTAGGAATTGTATTTGGAAACCAAATGGAGAATTGCTATCTTTTATTTTTCTTATTAAAACTTCACCATCTCTAGCTAAAGATTCAATAAATATTTTCTGACAATCTAAAAATGATAATCTTCCATTTGTAGTGCAATTGCCAACCTTTGACCAATCTTTCCAAGCTGATTCAATGAGCTGGTTAGCAGCAATGTCTAATGAACCATTGTCATTTCGACTTTTACTACTAACTCTTATGCCATGCTTACCGATAACATTAGACACCATCAGGTTAAGGTATCTTGCAATGTAGCTATCGTTCCTTGCTAACTCTCTTGCTCTATCTCTTAATATTCTTATGTTATCTTTTATTTCAGCATCAGCACTTGTAGAGCTTGTTACAAAGTCTGCAAACAACCTACCAGTATTAGCACCAGTATAGCTCCTTCTATAAGCCTGTCTTTTTTTCTTTTTAGGCTCATTAACGCCTAGTATTCTGTTATACCATGCCATTATGTGTAACTCTTAGGTGTAGAACCAGTAGAACTACCAAAATTAACCTTGATAGTGTTTCCCGACCCTCTTTTGTTTTTAATTCTAGCCACTTTAACTTCTTTTAGGTATTCAGCATGATATCTATCTCTGAATGTCATTAATTCATCAATAGATAGCCTTGATAGCGATCTTCCGCCTAAAGAGAAGGATGATTGATCTATTGTAGCCCTTCCTTCTATTACAGCTTCAATAGCATCTAAAACTTTCTTAGCATGACTTCTTAAATCAGCATTTGTGTCTGCTAGGTTAGGTAATATAGTTATATTACCCTCACCAACTTGTATTCTTGCTGAATCTGAAGTCCTTGTTATATAAGAACCCCATATATAATCATGTGGATTATAGTCATCTGTGGTTGTTGTTGGTACTTCTATGTAATAAGTGTTGTCTGCTTCAGTAGCATTAATTGTAAACTGATGGCTTCCACCACCACCTGAATCGCAATGAAACTCATAAGATAGAGAGTAAGAGCCAACTGGGTAAGTTGATGCTAAATTGTCTTTCTTCCAAACCCAGTAATCACCAACGACTAATTCGCTAGGCTCTTGGGTTGGATAGTTTTCTCTGTCAAATTGATTGCTCAAACAAAAACCTCATAAATGTTTTAGATATATCTACATCTAACACTAAGGTTTATTAGTCTATTGTCAATATGGAAACAAGAAAATCTTATTATTTCCAAGAAGTGGCGAAATTACCCCTATTTATACCCTTTTGTGGTTTGTTTTGTTGTTTTTGCTGTGGTTTTGAGTGTTGAGTCATAACTCTTTCTTGAATAGTGTCGTAATTAGGGTTCAAGATATAAATAGCAGCAAAGTTATAGACTAATGTATCTAATGCTTCGTTTCTTGGTCTAATTTGCTTCCAGACCAGTGATTTCCTACCTCTTACAAATTTTGTGACCCTTTTCTCTGCTGTAAGCTGTTTAAAATACTCTTCATCAAGATCAGAGCAAAAATGTAGTGTTGTATTATCAGGTTCAGAAGATAATCTAGAAAATATAGCTTCTTTAGCACTATCTGTACCAACACCATATAAAACAGCCTTATTTTTACCTACAAACGTAGGTCTATTGGCTATTGGCTTACCTGCTGTTGATAAACCTTTAATTGCAAAGACTCTTCTACCTTGTCTTGGTTTTGTGAACTGGTAAACCATATTTGTGGATAAACCACCTGAGTCAATACAGGTACAAGATATGGTTAAGATTCTTCCTGATTCAGTTGTGAATCTTTTTTTGAGATAGCTATCTAGTTCTTGCCATACGTTTTGTGCATTTGGGTCACCCCAAAATACCTTGTAATCTACAACCCATGCTTCATAGTTAGCACCCCAACCAACCATTTGTAGCTCTAATCTATCTTTTTGTGTATCAACACCAGCGGTTAGAACTAATACATCTTCAGGCATGGTTGTGTAATCGTAATTTAATCTACGTTCAAGTAGTGTTTCATACTCAACTGCATCGCCTTGCTCTTCCCAAGATTCGCCTAAAGCAGTATTTATCCAAGTCTTTAGCATTTCAGGATTCTTTTTAGCTTCAAGGAATGATTTGGCCATATCTGCCCAAGTAGACCAGACTGAATATAGTTCTGAAATATGAAATCCTGCTGTATCTGACTTAGGTGCTGATGCTATCCATTCACCATGCTTTAACATCCATTGCTTTTTAGATTCATCAATAATAGAACCACACTCCTCACATGCATAATTAGCTGTTTCAGGTTTATCTTCTTCCCAAACTACATTCTTCCACCTTAAGACCTGTTTATGATTACATTCAGGGCAAGGTACATGGTAGTAACGCTTATCTGATTCTTCAAAGGCTGTTTCTATTCTTGATAATCCTTTTATTGTTGGAGTAGAGCATAAATAAATCTTCTTATTCCAAAATGTGGTTGTTCTTTTGGTTGCAAGTGATATTGGGTCTCCTTCTGCACCAGCAGAAGATTCATATCTATCGCACTCGTCTCCTAAGACGATTCTGACTGGTCGTGAGCTTAATCCCGATGCAGAATTCGAGCCAACTATATTTAAGTTACCACCTGCAAACTTCTTAGATAGAACTGTATTACCACTATCTCTACTTCTTGGGTCTTTAACACAATCTCTTATCTTTTCAGAATCCCTAATCATCATAGCTAGTCTATCTTTAGAAAATGCCTGAGCCATAGCTAGTGTCGGTTGCATGATTAACATTGGAGCTGGGTCTTGGTCTATATAGTAACCAATAACATTTAACAAAATTTCGGTAGCACCAACCTGTGCCGACTTCATAAATACTATTCTTTGAATATCAGGGTCATTGAAAGAATCCATTATCTCTCTTTGATATGGTGCTCTATCAGTTCGCCATGCTCCAGATTCTGCTGAAGATTCAGGAGATAGTCTTCTATAGGTATCTGCCCAGTTACTTATCTTCAGATTGGGTGGTGGAGTCCAAATCTGATTGGTCTCCTGTATCACCTTTTCTATATTTTTGAGGTATTCCATTTTGTGCTAACTCATTTAGTGCTTCATGCACCTGTTCCTTTAATATCAATTCTGCTTCAGCGTACTTATCCACTGTAATAACTTGATGTGCAATTCTTGATGGTAGCCCTAGCAGTTTTGCTCTAGCGTTAGATACATAATCAACCCATGTGTCTTCTACTAATTGTGATGGTATCAAGCTACCTTCCATTTCTTCTACTTCCAATTCAGCTTTTCTAGCCTGAGCTGCAGTTAGTTTGGTCTTTTCTTCTGCAATATCGCCAGTACCGCTTTTTTTGTTGTACCCACCAAGTTTTCTAAGGTACGAAATGTAAGCAACTCTGCAAATATCTATATTA